AGTTTTCTGTTTATGGATATTGTAGGATTTACACCAATATCAGAATACTATAAAAACAAAGATGACCCAGAGGGATTAGTTGAAGTTATCAATGACTATCTAAATCGTATGACTAAGATTGTTTTAGAGAATGGTGGAACAGTTGATAAGTACATGGGTGATTGTATTATGGCATTTTGGAATGCACCACTTGATTGTGAAGACCATGCAGAGATGGCTGTTAAAACTGCTATCGAATGTGCAGAGGAAACAGAAAGACTAAAAGAAGATTTCAAAGAAAGAGGACTACCAGATATCAATATAGGCTCTGGTGTCAATACAGGAACATGCATAGTTGGTAATATGGGTAGTGATACTAGATTCGATTATTCAGTCATTGGAGATGCGGTAAACCTGGCCGCAAGATTAGAGGCAGCAACAAGAAATTACAAAGAAGAAAATGGTGGTATTGTATCTACCCTCTATTCTTCCTATACTATGGAAAAACTTAAAACTATCAAATCAGTAGAAGTTGATAAAATCAAAGTCAAAGGAAAAGAAGAATTAATCACTATCTACAAACCTAAATGAGAATGATTCTCATATAAGTAAACACTAATATACTCTAAATGAGAATGATTCTCATTTACACCCCTCAAAAATAAGGGCAAATTAGGCCTTGACAATACTTGTTCTACCTGTCATAATAGCTACATAATCATAAAAAGAGAGAGGAAAATATGAGAGAATTAAACATAAATTTAAGACCAAGTGAAAATTTATATGTGACTACTTACGAAGACGGAGAAGTAGAATATATACCCTGTACACCAGATGAANATGAAAAAGAAGAAAAAAGATTAAGAAATCTTGGAGTGAAATTCACTACCGAAATAAGAAATGACTTAATAAAATATATAGATTACAAGAACAGATTAATATAGAGAGAAAAATATGAGATACACAAGATTAACAGAAAAAGACAGAGAAATGATTGATTATGTCTTTTATAAGAGTAGTACAAAACCAGAATATGAAAATATAGAGTGTGGATACCCTTGGTATGATATTTCAGTATTTTCATGGAATGACTTAAAAATTCAGATAGATTCTGATTTATTGAAGAAACCACTGAATATCAAATTTTCACCCTTTGGCCGTGATAAAAACTTATCATTGATTAGAGGATGGTTTTTGAGAACACCAGAGGAAAGACTGAATAACGATTATTCAAGACTAAATGAGAATGATTCTCATTAACAACACCAAAATAACCCTTGACATATCTTGTATGGATATGTTAAGATGGTCATGTAAATTAAATAAAAGAGGTAAATTATGAAAGAGAGTATGAGAAAAGAAATTATGAGTATGGATTTATCAGAGTTAAATAGTCTGATAGATTTTATTCGTGATGTACAAGTGATGAACGCAAAGTCATCATTAAAAGTAGGTCAAAAAGTGTATGTAGTTCAAAAGACTAAAAGAGAGTTGGGTACACTTATCAAAATTAAACAATCAAGATGTACTGTTGAAATAGGAAATCGTAGATATTCTGTACCAATGGTTATGTTGGAGGCAGCTTAATCATGGGTGCAGTAAAAGATATGTATATGGATGAAGCAGAAAACATTATAAATGTGACTGCTACTAAATTAATGGGTGGTGACATTTCAGAAGATGATGCACTAGATATTTTAGATAATAATCTTGACATATTAGGTATGTTAGGTTTTGAAAATAAATATGATGCCCTGGCAGTTGTTTATCAAATAACAGACCAAATTTATAAAGAGGGTCTTTAATGAAAGCAAGTTCAGGTAAACCAAGACAGAATTTTCAAGTTCGTAATTACGACCAAAAGAAAACTTTTAAAAAGAAACGACCAGAAGAAAAAGTATCTGGGTTAGGAGTTAATGTTCATGGTGATGATATCACTAAGGCATTAAGAATCTTCAAAAAGAAAATTCTTAAAGCTGGAGTTCTGAACGAGGCAAACGAAAGACAATTTTACACTAAGAAAAGTGAAAAGAAAAGATTGGCTAAGTCTGCTGGTAAACAAAGATGGTTAAGGAAGCTCAGAGAAACACCTGGGGTACACAATTACAATAAAAGCTATAGAAAAAAAGCAGGAAAATAAAAATGACAGATGTAAAATTACTACGCCTTACAACAGGCGAAGACATTGTAGCAGAAGTGACTAATCAACAATATTCAGATAATGATAAAACAGTCACTACAATAAAAAAACCTTTTGTACTTATACCAATGGCTCAAAACCCTAGTGCAAGTCAAGAGAGTAAATTATACTTTTCACCTTTTATACCATTTGCTGAGAATGAAGAATTTGATATTAAAGAAGAAAATATAATAACAGTCAATGAACCTAAAGCAGATATTAGAGATAACTATTTAAATTATATCGGTGCAATCGTACCAGTTGAGAAAAAGATTATATCATGACAGATAAAAAAGATGATAAAACAAATGTAGTAGTTGGCCCTTGGGGTAATGAACCAATAGAAAACAATGGTGAGTGGGCTAAGAAAAAGATAGACAAAGCTTTAGATAAAAATAATACTCACAAGATGATGCAAGACAAACTTGACAGAATCGAAGTCATAACTGAAAAAATTATGATACAATTAATTCATACCATTAGTGAATATGGTTATGATATTACAGATGAAAGATTTAGTTTAGATATTGGATTTTTATCAGAAACAGTTAAAGGTGTTTTATCAAGACAAGAAAAATTGCCACATATTATACAAGGATTACTTGATAATATAATGGCACCATCACCTACTCAAGCAGAAGATGGTACAGATGTATTTTATTCAAAATTTGATGCACCATTATTGTCAGAGTTAGTTGATATGGCAGAAGACATTAAAGATGATGACCAAACAGAGATAGCATTTGAATCAGATTTAGAATTAGAATTAGAAACAGACCCAGAAAAAATAACAGATTGGGATAAGAGCAAAGGTAGTTTACATAATAAAAGAAATGAAAAACTACATGATAAAGATGATAAAGATAAGGATTAAAACGAATTACAATAGCGTAATTGCCGATATGACTATACGAGGCACAAAATTAGTTATAAACAATAATAATCATAGGAGATTATAATATGGGTAGAAAGAAACTATCAAAAACACAAAGAGTAATTAATGCGTTTGAAAGAGGCGATACAGTCACTTGGACACAATTAAGAACAACATTTGACTTAACTTCACCACAAGCAATGGTTGATAAATTAAGAAGTCAAGGTTATATGATTTACACTAACAAAACTGCTAGTGGAACATCATATCGTATGGGTGAACCAACACAAGCAATTATTAACGCTGGTGTAGGTGCAGTACTAATGAACGGCAGAGCAGATAAAACAATTATCGCTGCTGGAATTAAAGCACTTTATGGTAATGGCGTACAATTCGCTTCTTAATTAATTAAGAATTAGTGGGGTGGTCTTCGGGCCACCCTTTCTAAACGGAGTTTAATATGATATTAGTTGACATGAATCAAATCTCTTTAGCATCTTTAATGATGCACTTGCACATGAATAAAGGTGAGTTAGATGATGAAATGGTTAGACATATGATATTAAATTCAGTACGAATGTATAGGACAATGTTTAACGAAGACTATGGTGAGATAGTTCTCACTTATGATTCAAGAGCATATTGGCGTAGAGAAGTATTTCCACAATATAAACATAGTCGTAGAAAAAGTAGAGAATCAGATGGCAAAGATTGGGATAGTATCTTTGGGGTATTGAATAAGCTTAAAGAAGAAGTAAAAGAATTTCTTCCCTATAAAGTTGTTGAAACTTATGGGGCAGAAGCAGATGATGTAATTGCAATAATATGTAAACATTATCAAAGTGAAAACATCATGATTGTATCGGGTGATAAAGACTTTATACAATTACAAAAATACGACAATGTAAGTCAGTATAGTCCAATTACTAAAAAACATGTAAATGGCATTGACCCAGTTGTCTATATAAAAGAGCATGTATTAAAAGGTGATAAGTCAGATGGCGTTCCAAATGTATTATCCCCCGACCATACTTTCACAGATGAATTAAGACAAAGACCTTTGACATCTAAGAAAATACAGAGTATACTTGCTCAAGATATTGATGATTTAAATGATGAGTTGAAAAGAAACTATCAAAGAAATGACAAGCTAATTAATTTGGATAATATACCAGAAAAATTAGAAGAAAATATTCTAGATGATTTCAAAGGAGCCACTTGTGGCGACAGAAGTAAACTGTTAAATTATTTTATAGATAAAAGACTGAAAAGTCTAACTGAACAAATTGGAGAATTTTAAAATGGCAAATGGTAATTATACATTATTGTTTTCAGAAGTACTTGATAAAGTACATAAAGCAAAAACAAAATCAGAAAAGGTAGCAATACTCATAGTTAATGATAACAGTTCATTAAGAATGGTATTGAAAGCATCTTTCGACCCAAAAATAGAATGGGTTATACCAACAGGTGAAGTACCATATACAAAAAATGATGCTCCTATGGGAACAGAACATACTGTTCTTCAAAGTGAAGCAAGAAA